GATTGATATTGACTAATGCCTTTTATATAAGGTAATGTTGAACAGCTAGCTTGATCGTATCGTGTTTTTTTACCTACCATGTATCTCTCCTGTAATATAAATCTGCTAATTCTTGTAATGAAAGATCTGAAGGATAAATATGTGTTTCATGATCTTTTCCAATATATCGATCAGTAACTTTTATAGTTCCGTCGTTATAAATAATTTTTGTGTATTTATGATCGCCCCAGTTATTAATTTCAAGTAGTTTAATTCTGTTAGACCATTCTGTTATTTTTGGTATGTCTTTTATAGGTATCATGATATATAAGATTTATGTATTGCTTTAAGTTTAGTAAATAAGTTTTTAAATTGCACTGCTGAATGAGGTACATCATCATAACTAAATACAGTATTTTCAATAGGATTCTCAAATGGATTTTCGTTACTTATAGATAAAAACCATATTAAAAATTCTACTTCCTGTTTGTTTAGTTTTCTTTGACTTAAGTTTAATTTGTTCATCTTGCAATTCCTAAAATATATTTAATTTCATCTAATGAATCTCTTACTTTATACTCTTGGTCGCCTACTTCAACTATAACTTCACTTGTATATTGATCTTTATAAAAGCCGCTAATTGACCTAGCAGGAATATGTAATTGCCCGCCACCTAATAAATTAAATGTTACGTTCATTTTTGATTCCTATCGTTAATAATTAATGCTACTGCATATAAACAAAATGCCATAAAGATTAATACTGGTAATAGTTGTATATCCATTACTTCTTCTCTTTAGTTAATTTAACCTTATGCCCTTGAGCAATTAATCTTGCTCTCTTGCTAGCCACGTCAAATAAGTCATTAGTCTTCATAGCAACCACCCAGCCTAAGCTAGGTAGTTGAACTTGTAGTGTGTATCTAGTTTGCATTATTTACTCCCATTTAATTTACAAATTTCATTCCATATATAACCTAGTTCATAATCTCTTTTATCTGTAAGAGCATCGATTTTTTTGGTATATTTTTCATAAGCCTGATCGTATAAATTCCAAAGTCTTTCAAGTTCAGCACTATTTCCTTTGCTTCTACCTAATAAAAACTCAGTCTTGGATTTTGTTATTTCTAAATTACTCATGTTATTTAACTCCTTAATTTTATTTAACATAAATAAATTATATCGAGGATATATATAATTGTATACTTTTTTATATGTATTTATTCGTATTATATTAAGGGCGTTTAAAGTAGAATAATTAAGAGGCTGATAATAAAATAATACTACTCCTTACTCAATATCTCCATATTTTAATCAGCCTCATCTATGATCGGTCGGACGACCGGAACTTCAGATAAAGTTTTTAATGTTTTATGAAATGTATCTATTTCTAATTTATCATTAAATATTTTTTGATCAAAAGTAAAATATGTTTGAGAGCTAGAGTTGGCTTTAAATAGGATCCTTTTTTCAGGCATAAATACAAAAGCTAAAATATCACAATGATAGTTTTTATATATTTCGCTTTGATTCCTGGAATTATCAGAAACAAAAACGTATTTACCTTCTGGTGTTTTGCTTCTAGCTTTAACTTGAACTGTATACATAGCAGGCCCAAGCTCGCATACTAAATCTGCCGGGTGTTTATCTTGACAAGGAAAACAGAAGTCGCAGTATTCCAGCAAAAACGTCTGTACTAGTGATTCAGCAAACGCTCCTACTCTTGAGTTTCGCTGATGTTCGTCTGAACTTTTTGTTGGCATTTCTTTAACTCTTCAGAATTAAATATTGCACGTCTTCCAACCTGTTGTGCATATTTAGAATTTAATAATTCCTTACCCGCTTTTTCCCATTCTCCAAGCTCCATATAAGCACGTGTTTTTCGAAATGAAAGCCATGTGTTTATTCCCATGTTAAATACTAAATCCATAATAATAGCCTTAGCTTCTTTTGGAAATGTAGCCCATACTGGCCAGTGCTTATCTAGTTTTTTTATTACGCTATCAATATCATTATCTAAAAGATACATAGCTTCATCTTTTGATATGCCGTTAGTTTCAAGATTTCTTCCAACACCAATTGTTGTATAACCTTGTGAACATTCGTACGGCTTTAATACTAATGCTTCCCATTGTATTAATCGTTCTTTAACAAGATCTTTCATTTTACTTTTTAGTTTTTTCGTAGGTTCTAAGTGTTGACATCCCAAGCATAGCCATAACGATTGTAGATAGTTGACTAAAATCAAACTCAGGTGTTTCAAATTGAATCCCATTAACTATAAGAATATATTGTATTACAGGTTCTAAGATAAAATGATAAGCGAGTGATAAACCGCAGCACCAACCGATAAAAGGACGCCAACCTGAGACAAATATATTATTGTGTTTTGCTTCAACTTTATTTACTTCTAATTGTGCTTTGTTAAGCGATATTATTTCTTTCTCAAGTTCATGAGATAGTTTTGTTTTTAAATCTTTATCAGCAACAAATTTATCTAATATGTCACTAACAGGTTGGATTAGTTTGTCTATCATAATTTAACAATTAAGGTGATAATGCCACTTAATAGTATTAATATCACTGCACCCAAACCGCCCTTAATAGACCAATCAATTTGATTCAATTTAAGTTCAGTCTTACCATCTAAGTCCTTAACTTGTTCTTCTATCTTTTTAAGTCTATTCCAGTTTTGAGTCCATCTTTCACCGCATTGGATTTCGTGTTTTTCTAATTCAACTCCGATATCTTGTGCGGTGACTCTAGGCATTATTCTTCCTCTACTACCTCAACCTCTTCATTTGTAGCATTGATAGCTCTATCAAATGATTGAATACATAGATTCTTATATTCATCAGTGATCACATAATCATCATAGTATTCTTGAAGTCTAGCTAGTTTTTTACCAGCAATGTTTAGCTTAGCAGCTAGTGCCATTTGCTCTTCATTTAAATCAGCAGCTCTGTATTCAGTGCCATTAAATGTAATTATTACTGGTTCTTGGTTTTCCATCTTATTTTCTTCTTTACTCATTTAACTCTCCTATAAGTTATTTAAAATTAAATTATATACTAAGATTCTAAAGTTTTTGTTACTGAAGTTGGATTTTTTTGACTTTCTATTTGAGAATCTAAACCAGCTTTTAAATCTGCAACAGCTTCTTCACCCATAGCAGCTTCTACCCAACCTTGAACGTCAGAGCTTGTTAAGTCTGCAAAAGCTGTAAAGCTTGAAATGTCTGAAGTATCTACAGATTGAGTTCCGTATGATGTAGCTGTCCAGTTGTTACCATCAGCATCCTGATTAGCGTCATCTTCTGCGATTAATCTCCAATGCACGTTATAAACCACGTCTGCATTACCATCTAGTGTTGGGTAAGTATCAACTGTTGAAACATCCCAAGTATATCCAATTGCCATTTTATTTTCTCCTTTGGTTTATGAGTTTTTCAACTCGTTAATTTCAGATTGTAAGGCTTCAATCTGTGCTTGTTGTTCTTGTATAGCTTTCATTAAATTCCTGCAATAATAAATGCTAGTAGTTCGCTATAACGTACCCCTAGTCTTGTTTGTTCCACTCCGTCATCATTAGTCCAAGTGGTGCTAATAAACATAGCATAGTCACTTGCATCTAATCCTTCAGCAGTAAAAGCATCTTGTAAATCTTGAGCTATGATTCCAAAGTGGATTCTAGCTTCATCACCTTTTGAAGCTACAGCAGACTGCCATCTGAACTTTCTTAATAATCCTTTAGCTGCAACAGCTACTCTAGTTTCTGCATCTGTTAGAGCTTCTATATCTTGTTTTTCATTTCTGTCTGAAGTTTGGATAGTGCCATTAGTTGCATAAACATCGTCAAATCTAATTACACTATGACCAATATCTAAAGTATTATCTGTTTGATTTCCTGTAGCTGGGTCGGCTGGAATAAATGCAGAGCCTGTTAAATCACCTCTAAACATTATACCGCTTGAATCGTTACCTATAACTATACTTCCACCACCAGTTGCAGTGGTAACAACTTTTCCAACTGTTGTGCCATCTTTAGCAAACTCAACAATAGTACCATCACTACTGTTACGTCTAAAATAATGTCCTTCATTATCAACTGAAGTAACTAAACGACCTGTACTAAATATACGACCACCTGCAACTGATGCAGATGTTGAAGTAGTCCCCACCAACAAGTTGCCTGAAGCATCAATACGCATTCTTTCTGTTAAAGCTGTTGCAGATGTACTTGCTCTAGTTGAAAAGGCTAAAACACCAACTCCTTGACCACTTCCGTTATCAAGTAGACTTTTAATTCCAGCTTGAGGCTTGTAATTTCCAGAATCGTTTAAAGCAGCAAATAACAAAGCACCGCCACTACCTGCTGAGCCACTATTTTGACTGAGAGTTAGAGTACCACCTTGACTACCAGCATCTGTGATATTAGCAGTAAATTGACCAGTACCTAAAATATGTGTTTGTGTTCTAGGACTATCGGTTCCAATTCCAACGTTGCCATTACCTAATAAATGTAGTACATCTGCTTGAGATGTTGCTGATGAGCCATCATGAACTTTAAAAGATATAAAAGCACCTCCAGCATCTGTACTATTTGCATGGATTGAAGAATATCTATTTGAATCACTTGCTCTTTCAAATCTTATTACTTCGCCTGAAGTTGTCTTAGTTACTAACTTGCCACCATCAGCTATTTGTACATTGCCATCTGAACTAATCCTAGCTCTCTCAGTAAAAGTTGTACCATTTGTAGAGTTACCAAATATTATTGCATTGTTATTACCACCAGCACTATCAGCAGCACCTATAAATGTTGCACCACTATTATTTGAAAATGTACCAAATTGTGTAGTATTATCAGACCTGTTTATTCTGATACCCTCGTACCAGTTGCTAGAGCCTTGTTTGATTTCTAATTTAGCTGCTGGAGAGGAGTCTCCAATTCCAACGTTGCCTGAAGAATCTATGGTTGTTCTAATTGTATTAGAAGTAGCAAAGTGCATTTTATATGCACCAGTATGACCTAAAACAGCATCGTAGCCTGAAGTACCAGTAAATAATCCACCACCTGTACTTTGTTCTAAACCTAGATATAATCCACCGCCAGTATTTAATATAGCGTTATATGCTATATTTGTTCCTGTACTGCTTGTAGTTTTAATAGCTCCTGTAGTTGCGGAAATATCTAAAGCTGTAGAAGGACTAGTCGTACCAATTCCAAGCGATTCAGCACTAGCATCCCAGAATAGAGCTGGGCTAGTTCCTGTATCATCGTAGAAGGAGATGTCTCCAAAACGGTCTATGCTTAAAAATTTTTTTCCATCTACAGAAAATTGCATTTCACTTGCACCAAACTCATTGTTGATGTCAGCACCAATTTGAAGAATACCATTAGAGTTTCTAATTCTTGCGTCTGTATTTGTGCTTCCTTCTGTTAAAATTAAATCAGAATTAGCACCTGATGAGTTTATGGTTGCCAAAGCCCCATCAACAGTCAAACCATCCATTGTGGCTGTACCTGTTACGTCTATGCCTGTAGAGGTTGTGACTAGTTTAACTGAGCCATCATAAAAAATATTAACTGCACTACCATTAATTCCTTGTAAGTAGCTATCTCCTGTTGTATTTCTTAGGTATAAAGATTCAGCATCCAATAATAGGCTTCCAGTACCAACTTCTCTTATTCGGCTATTACTACCATCATGATAAATCTCTAAATCTGAACCTGCTCCAAAGATGGCTTTGTCATTATCGCCAAATAATATGTTATTACCATTAGATGCTAAATCACCACCAAGCTGAGGAGTTGTATCTTCTACAACATTATTAATAGAAACAGCTTGTACTCTTGCATCAGTGTAATAAAGATTAGTTCCTTCTGATAAATCAGATGTAGATTTAGAACTTAAATCAAGATTAGTTCCTGTTTGTAAATTGATTCTAGTATCTGCTCTTGCGTTAGTGAAGTAAACATTAGTTGAACCCTCACCAATATCATCAGTATCTAATACAACAGCACCAGTTAGTGTATTTACACTTGTTACTGGAGATGCAGATTGAGTAAAGCTAATAACACCAGTTGAGCTATTATAAGAAATATCACCAGTTGCAGATATAGCACCTCTCGACCTTGCATCTGTATAATACAAATTTGACCCTTCTGCTAAATCTCCAGTATCGTGATTTGATAAACTAGATACAGTTCCTGTAACTGCTCCCTCTAAATTTGCAACTAAAGTTCCAAGTGAATTAAGTGTAATATTACCTGTAGCAGTTCCATCTGCTGTTGTTAATCCTAATGTGAATTTATCAACAGATTCATCCCACATAAAGATACCATTATCTTGGTCACCTCTATTAATAAGCATACCTGAATCGTTTACAGGGCTACCTGTTAATCCTGCATTAAGTTGGAATAGGTTATCTTCTATATCTAAATTCGTTGTATCTAGTGATGTTAAAGTTCCATTAACAGTTAAATTACCAGCTACTGTTAAATCAGATGCAATTTGCACGTCATCAGGTAGTGATAGCGTTATGTTTGCAGACTCACTTCCACTACCTGTAACAGTGATTTTATTAGCAGTT